CAATAGCTGACGGCCTGTAATCATCTGGCCAATAGACAGTTCCTCGACGCTTTGAGGGATCTTTACGGTCTTTTCACCGATCTTCACAGACTCAGGTAAGTCCTTTTTGTATGGGAATGGTTGTTCGTTTACCCATCTTGTAAGCTCATAGACCGCTATTTCCTTCTCAGGCGTTGGGTTAGCCTCTTTGAAGGGCTGGCCAGACAGGATGCATAGCAGTTTGAAGTAGTCCCTTTCGTGTGGCTCCTTGTCCAGTTCCCAATGGGTATAGAGTTTTTGGAAGGCTTCAATGCTCAAGTCCTCCCAACGAGCGGGGCATAAATCCCGTAACTCGCTAAAAGTAACCTGTCTTACAGAGGCCACAGACTCCAACCGAGGTTAAAAAATTCGTAAGCAAGGCGGCACATTGCGCCAATAAACAGCGAAAGGAACAGCACAGACAGCGTTCCTAACACAAAAAACTTCACGTAATCCTTAAATGTAGCTTTCATTTGTATTGGGTTTATAAATCAAATGCATTCATTGAACCTGGTGTCGTCCAATCTTCCAGCGTTCCGTAGTCACTTTCATTAGCTATCAAGAACCCATAAAGGGTATTTCGGTACTCACATTCACTGCCTACAAGGTCAAGAAACTTCCCCCATGATTCGGTAATCTTTCGCGTGGCACTTACAGCCGTAGCGTTCTGTGCCGGTGAACTCTTAACTACCCCTGACACGGTATATGTTTCGTTCGTTTCCTTGACCCACAGTGCGAAGATACCAGGTACAAGTAGATTATCAAGACCGGAAAATCTGTACGTTATCCCCGCATAGGTATAGTCCTTACCATCGCGCAAGTCCACCCACTTTTGGGCGGGTGAACCTGCGGCGATTCCAGCCACATACGAATTGTAAAGCGTGGTACCCAAAACACCACGCAGTAACTCTTCGGACTTGGCCGTGACAAACGCTTGAAGATCCGTACTTTCTTCCTGGTGAGGAATACGGTACGGACGTTCAAGGAAGTCGGTAAGTTCAACAGACATTACGAACGACCGATATAGTTCAGTGCTGCCGTTACGTTGGTAACCTTCAAGAAGGCATCAGCGTCGATTGTTCTCACGAGCAAGCCGAGGCGTTGCTCTGCAAGGATCGTGAACGTATTCTGCACAAACTGATCGTTGATATATCCCATTTCAACAGACACACCCTCAAGGTGGTAGATGGTTCCATAGCGGAAGTCACCCACTAGCATGGTATTGGCTGTAACCTGGTTGGACACAACGATGTTAATACCCATGTCACGCATTGCGTTCAGGTATAGAGGCATGATCGGCACTCCGTTGGCATCTTTCACCATGTTCATACGCAATGAGTCGGTCGGAGAGATAAGTACCGTATTGATCTGGTACTTGCTCTGCTTACCGCTTGACACCTGCACGGCCATTACCATAATCAGGTCGAAGATATTCGCCTGGTATGCTGTGTACCCTGTATAGGCTGCATAGTTGAAAGTAGATGCAGACGTGTAAACGCCCTTCAAGTGAGGCGTAGAGCCTGACCCATCATACAATTCATCGTCGATGATAAGGGAAAGGTTCACCTTCAACAGGCGATCAATCTCACCCTTCACGAAGTTAAGGTCTGCAAACGCTTCCTTAGTTACAGGAATGGAGTCTGCGATCTTCTCAAGGTTCAGGGTGTATTCAGTCCATGCCAGTGCGGATTCCGGTTTCACGGCACTTTCACTGGTAGCGGCTGCGTTACGTGTTACCGTTGACTGGTCGATGTAACGGATAACCCCGTTAGAGTTCGGCCCTACGGTAGCATGGCGAAACAACTCTGCAAGCTGAGTACCAAGATAAGGAGACTGACCAATGTCATCCAAGCGGTATGCTTGCGTTGTGGATGTAACGCTTGCTCGCGTGATCTCCGTTTTACGCACAGTAGGCAGGTCAAGTTTGATAGACTGACGCTGATTGGATTTTGCCATGCCTGTAATCTTTTCGGCATGCTCATCAACGATCTGCTCCCAATCTTTACCGTTCTTGTTCTTACCTTCGCTGAAATGCTTCTGCAATTCCAGACCCTGCTTTTCTACAGCCTCTGTGAGTTTCTTGATAGTTTCCTTCTCAATGCCTACCTCTTTGAGTTTGTCGGCAAGTTCGCTGGACTTCATCACGCCGCTTACTGCTGCCTCAACTTCGGTTTTAACGGCTTCCTTAATGGCTTTGCCGTTCTTTTCTGCTACCCCTTCCAGTAGCTTTTCAATGTCTTTCTGTTCCATTTGTTTAAATTTTTGGTTGATACGAGTTTAAAAGTTTGTCCACGTCCAACTTTACAGTGGAATCCTCCGGCTGCTTCTCAAGTGCTTGCGCGGCTTGACTTTTCTCCTCGACAGAGAAGGTGGGAGTTGCAAAGTTGGAACCTTTTACAACTGCCGAACCCTCGATATTTTTAGCTTCCGTTACAGCCCAGAAATAACCCTGTGCCTCTGCGTCAGCCTTATTGACTATTTGATCTACGTACTTCTGCCATACGGCATATTCCCTTTCATACCTGTCATCATTCACGGCAAGGTCTACCTTCACGTAGCGCATGCCTACCGAATGCTGCTTTACCTTTCCTTTACGGTAACGCTCAAACATGTCAGGGGCATCCTCCTTACTGATGACTGAATCATAGACAAGGGCTTGCGTTGACCCTTCATATGAATATCCCAACTCTGACCAGGGTATCTGCTTGGCAAACGCCTTGACCTCATCAGATATAATACCCTCGAATGTGAAGTTGTGCTGATTGACCAAGTAGTTATCCTTCGTTTCCTTCAGGCTCTTGTTCCAAAGTTGGTCGATATGCACGTCTCCATGCGAATCCAATACCTTCGTAGTATTGATGATTGACCGTACCTTGATTTTGGTAGCTGTGGCAGGGATGGCTTCGGACTTCGTTACAACATCTTCCTTACCTGTGAGCAATACAGAGCCAAAGCCGAAGGCATCGGCATACTTGATGGTGGCCTTTTTTTGGGCTACCAATGCGCTTTTGTTGGCGATAAGCCAGTCAATCAGTTCTGACTTATCCGAAAAATCAGGTATAGTCATTTCCTTACTATTTGTCTTTCCTTTATGGCTTTCTCCCGTTCAGCCTTCAATTGCTTGACCTGCGCGGGAGTGAGTTTAGTTTGCTTTTCCAATTCCATACTTTCCAATTTCTTCCCTGTACTCATCAATCGTTATGGCCCCATCCACAAGCATCTTACTCAAAGCGTTTGTTATCGCTGTGAGTGATTCGCCCCTGGATTTCAAATCCTCAGCGAAGATTGAAAGGTGCGAGTAGTCTATCACCAAACTCACCCCCTCCGGCATCACCGCCGAGGATACGGCCCCAATCCACTCATTAGCCTCCGGGATGATCGTGCGCAGGTAAAGACCCTTCTCTGCCTGCTTCTGATTCTCAAAAGTTGACCCCTTAATGGAGGCAAACAAGTCTATCGGTGCGCCATAGGTATCACATATTTTGAAAAAATCCTGTTCAGTTTCTTGAAAGAGCCCCAACTCTGAAGGACTGAACCCCATCTTTTGATAGCGAAGGTTCATGTTTGTGATGATCGTATGGTTCTGCCCCTTGAGTGTTCCGTAGTTTCTGAACTCCTCCTGTATACGCTCACGCTCTTTAGGATCAAGCGGTATTGTCTGCCCTATGGCGCTCTCTTGATTGTTGGATAATAGGCCAATGGCCCCCCTTGTACGCAGGATAATTCCCCTGGCTTCGTAGGCCATGCGTAGGTTATTGATAGCAGGGGCAAGGCCGCGCATCTTGCTTTCCCCATTCAGTACGTTTTCGCTGCTTACACTCTTGACAGTAACCCTGTTATCGTTCAGGTGTAGGATGTATTCCTGGTCGATCTTCTCCTCAGTCTCCTCAATCTCGTAATTGACTTTGGGTGGTTGTGCTTCAGTGAATACAAAAAACGGCTGTTTCTCCTCGTATTCGCATTCTAAAAGGTTTGGCGGGATGGTGTAAAGTGCCTTTGTGTTCTCCTTTCCAAACCCTACCGGATACAGGAAGTAAAGGAACTCATCCCCGTATATCTCCCTGAATAGCTTTGTTTGACGCAAAAACTCCTTCTGATCCTGAAACCAGTTTGGACGCTGGATGAACTCAGGCACTCCATTCTCTACCTCTGTACCGTCTGCCTTGACAGCCTTAACCCTGCCCATTGAAAAGGCTCTGGCCTTCAGGCTGATGACTGCATTTAATTCTGGTATGTCGTTGAAAGATGATAGGTACTTTTCTTTCCCCCATCCCCACACGTCAGCATCATTTGAGAATGAATAGAACCACGAATTACCGAACTTCTTTGGCCGAAAGAGGTTATTAAATGCCTGTCCTATCCACGTCATCTAACCTTTGATTTTCGCAAAGGTTAAGGAAAATCAATAAGGCTTAATATTCAATTTCCTGAAAAGCAGGACAGCACCACCATGCGTATTGCATCCATCGCGTGGTTATACTCATCTATCGGATCGTCCAGCCTTTTACCGTTGACTGTGCGGTATTTGTAGTTAGACTGCTCCTTGCGCAGTGCTGGCCCATCGACAAAATGTATTTTGAAATCCTTCATACGGGATATACCGGCCTTTATTGATCCTGGGTAGGTATTTGTCCCGTAAACCATGTAGCCCTTTTCTTCCAGCATTCCTATCATCACCCTGCCAGATGGGTCGGCCCAGATCATTTGATCTTTCCCTACATACTCCTGTATAGGGCTGACTAATTCACTTACTGATTCAGTAGGCGCATAGAACAGGCATTCTGCGTATAGATTCATCCCTTGTCTGCCTACCTTCACCAAAGCTGACGGGCTGTTTGTATAGCCAAAGTCCAACCCAAAATAAAGCTGCTCAAGGTCTTTAGGAAATTCATTTATCCAGGTCACATGCTGGAATATCAACCCTTCAGGGGAAGAGCGTATGCCCAGGCCGTAGACGTTCCACATGTAATCGTCAGCCGTCCCGTTAGCTATGTTTTCCTCAGTTGGGGCATAGCGTAGTATTTCATCCCTTTGCCCTTTGGGCAGGAATGGATTATCTAACTGCGTGGAGGTTATTCGCCTGGTGTCCGGCCTGCGTTCAAGTGTATCATATATCCAGTGATCGGTAGCTGATGGGTTAAAGTCGATGATGAACGCCTCATTGCATCGCTGATTTAATTGTTTGAACGCTTCCGGGTCTAACTCGATCCCCTCATTACCCCAAATGACATCATGCCGTTCACCATGAACCCCTATCGTATCCAATCCTGAAAAGAAGATAGTATTGCCGTAGAGTTTGTAATTGATCGGGGCTGACAT